CTGACTGCGCATCAATCCGCATGGAGCGCCTGACATGAGAGATCGCATCGTAGAGATTCTTTGGGACAACTGCCACGACGGTGGAAACGGACAACAGATTCACGCAGCCGTCAAAGAAATCCTCGCAGAACTGCCCGATATGATTGCGCCGTTGGTGTGGAAAGATCGATGCCAAGAAAAAATGCCACTAAGCGCAAATCTTGTTGAAGACGCTGAAGGTTCTGTTGCGCAATATTGCGTATCGGAAAAAGTTGACGGCGCTATCTTTTGGCACATTAAAGGTGTTAGGCAAAGCACAAAATTCGCAGTGACCCGCGAAGCCGCCAAGGCCGCAGCCAGCGCCCACCACCGCGCCACTATCATGGCAGCGTTTGGGGGTGATCTATGACTTATGAAAATTCAACAGTAAACCGCTGGCACGCAAACGCCGATCCCCGCCTGCGCAATGGCGGTGACACCATCGACGCGCACCAACCGCGCGTTGCCACCCTGTGCCACTCACTCGCCGCGCACATGGGACACCCGCTTACCGAAAGCGACCTGCTACTTGCAGCCCGCAACCACGACGAGGCCGAGCGGGTTCTTGGCGATATGCCAGCGCCAGCTAATGCGCGGTTCCCAGAGCTTGCAGAGGCGTACGCAATCGCAGAGCGGGAAGTGCTGCGGGGCATGGGCCTGGATTGGACACTTACTGCCAAGGAAGAACAAATGCTGCACCTGTGTGATAAGCTGGATGCATACACGTTCGCCGTGTCGCGCGGCGTCACCGGGCAGGAATGGGACGAGGCACGCGCGCTGATTAACGTGATGTCGGATAAGTTCAAGGCACGGGAATGGGTGCAGGCGCAAGTGGAGGCAAACCAATGACGCACCACACCGACACGCTAGGCCGGGCGCCGATCATGCGCCATATGCAGCCACAGGCCGAGCCGGAATTGCAGCCGTGCGATGACTGGCGCAGGGACATGAGGATAGCCAAACCACCAGCACCGCGACCACAGTGCCAGCTTATCATCCCGATATCGCAGCGCATGTACACACCAGCAAGTCCAGCGGGCGATATCAACAAAGCGCGCATGGCGCTGTCCATATTCTGCCAGCGTAACAGCGTGCGAAAGGCCGATATCTGCAATATCAACCTGCGCACGCCCAGAATGTCCAGAGTGCGCGGCGATTGCCTGCTGTTTATGCGGGATAAATCAAATTGCGGGCCTTCGATGCTGTCTGAAATCACGGGGATACGCCGCGACACAATCGGAAAGGCGATCCAGTACGCGCAAGTGAGGGCATCGAGATGACATACGAAGAAATGCGCGCGGCTATGAATTGGCGCGCGAGGCGCATTGACACCATCGCCCGTACTGTGGCATGATAATCTTGTTCCTCCTTGTTGTCTACTTTAGCCCCGCGCCGTAAAAAGCGCGGGGCTTTTTTGTTTGCGTTGCCTGGCGTAAATATACCGTAACGCGTAACGATTTACCTTGCGCGGCGTTACGCGTAACGGTAATGTATTCCTAAGGGCGGCGATAGTCGCAGCCCACAGGAGAGAATAAAATGACCTACTTTATCAGCATGACGCACGAATTCTACGGTAACGGCGCATCGACGCAAGTTGACCTGATGGGTGCGGACACGTTCGAGGGTGTTGCGGTATTTGAAACCCGCGCCGATGCCGAGGCGAGGATTGAGGAATTTGACAACACGGTCTACCGCCAGATGCACAACGAAAGCGGTCGCCCTGCATTGCGCGTCAAGACGCCAAGCCAGTTGACCGCCCACCAGCGCGGTCAGGTTGCATGATGAGCGCGCCGCTCACCCGCCCCCGCAAGCGGCGCGCATTGGAAAAGGCTGGCCTGCGATACGTCGCGGCCTGGCTTCCCGTTGACAGGGTAGAGGCGTTGCAGCCTGAAATTGCAGTAACAGAAAAAACCGTCACTAAAGTTCTTGATGAATTGGACCAGAAAAAATAACCGCCTCAAACTTTCGTTTCAAAAAAGCCGAAATTGGTTGTTCCCATCAGGAAGGTGCCGATGCCGCGACCGAGGGATTCGGTAGTTTGCGTTGCTAACATTAGCGCAGCGTGGTATTCAAGGGCCGGACACAGGAGATAAAGGGCGGGGCTGACATGAAAAGCAAAAAGACGCCAGAAACAATAGACCACATCCTCGATAGAATTTCAGAGGGTGAAAGCATTGTGAAGATTTGCGGGCTGGATCGGGCTGATTACATGCCGTCCGCAGTGCTTTGGTATCGGTGGCTAGATGAAGATGCTGAACTTGTTAAGAGATACGCGCGCGCGTGCGAAGCAAGAGCCGAGCAAATCTTTGAGGAGATCCTCGACATTTCAGACGATGGCGCGCTGGACTTGGTTGCGAATGAGGACGGCAGTGAACGGCTCAACTCCGAGCACATCCAGCGCTCGCGCCTCCGGGTTGATAGCCGCAAGTGGATGCTGTCCAAGCTCCAGCCAAAGAAGTACGGCGACAAGCTGGACCTGAACCACGAGAGCGCGGGCGGCAGCATGACGCCTTCCCGCGAGATGTCCGACGCGCAGTTGCAGGCGATTATTGAAGCCAATGCAAAGCCCAAGTGACGCCGCCCAGGAACTGCTAGACCGCCGCCATGCCCGCCGAGACCTGCTGGCGTTCATCCAATACATGAACCCTGATTACATCGTGTCGCAGTTTGCCATTGATGTGTGCCGCGACCTTGGCCAGTTCTACCTAGATGTAGAGGCGGGCAAGCGGCCCGTGCTGGTGTTTGAAGCGCCGCCGCAGCACGGAAAGTCGGAGATAGTCAGCCGCAACTATCCCGCATGGTTATTTGGGCAGAACCCTAACCTGTCAATCGGTGGGCTTTCATACGGGTCCGACCTTGCCAGCGACATGAACCGCGACATTCAAAAGATTATGATGGCGGATTCATACGCGCGCCTATTCCCAGAGGCATCGCTAAACCTAAAGCGCGTGGTCAACGTAGGTGTAGAGGCCAAGCGCAACAGCGAATCCTTTGAGATTGTAGGCCATGCGGGCCGATACATCGCGCAGGGCGTGGGTGGACCGCTTACAGGCAAGCGGTTGGACATTGGCATAATTGACGATCCAGTAAAGAACGCTCAGGAAGCCCTGTCGCCTGCCACCAAAAAAAGCATATGGAACTGGTATCAGTCTACCTTCAAAACGCGCCTTTCAAAAAACAGCGGGCAGATCATCATGGCAACGCGATGGGCGCTTGATGATTTATCTGGGCGCGTACTTAAAGCGGACGTGAGGGCCAAGCGCATTACGTTCCAGGCAATCAACAAGCATGACGAAGCCCTAGTGCCGGATCTGCACCCAGTGGAAAAGCTACTGGAAACCAAGGCGGGCATGTCGGAGTTTTTCTGGTCGGCCTTGTATCAGCAAAACCCAATCACGATTGGCGGCGGCATCTTTAAGGATGAATGGTGGCAGTATCTAAGAGCGCCGCCTGCAATCGAGTGGCGCGGCATCTATGCGGATACGGCCCTGAAAACCAAAGAGGCAAACGATTACTCGGTGTTTCAATGCTGGGGCAAGACGCAAAACGGGCAAGCGGTTTGTTTGGACATGATCAGAGGCAAGTGGGAAGCGCCGGAATTGCTTGTGCAGGCGCGCGCTTTCTATGCCAAGCACAAGGTGGTATTAGGTCTAGGCACGTTGCGTCACATGAAGGTTGAGGATAAGGCAAGCGGCACGGGCTTGATCCAAACGCTAAAGCGTGAGGGTATCCCGATTCTTGCAATCCCGCGCCATATTGACAAGCTGACGCGCTCACACGACGCATCCCCTTTAATTCAGAACGGAAACGTGATACTCCTAGAAGGACTGCCACACTTGTCTGATATGCTTGCAGAGGCATCGGCATTTCCAAACGGCTCACATGATGATACGATCGACCCCATGATGGACGCGATAGACGATATTTGTCGCGGATCTACCCAAACATTCGGAGTGCTATAAATGTGGCCATTTTCCAAACCGCTTGAAGCCAAGGAGAACCCCGTAGGCGCTGCCTTCATGGTTTCATCGGGGCCAGTCTGGGCGCGGCAAGGTAGCAAGCGAAACTACGTTGACGAAGGCTATCAGATGAACGTGATCGTGTATCGCGCCATCCGAGAGATCGTTCAGGCTGCGGTTTCTATCAAGGTTGAGCTGCACCAGGGCGACAAGATCCTCGACACGCACCCCGCGCTAGACCTGCTCAAGCGGCCTAACGTGCTGCAATCCTATGGCCAGTGGGTTTCAGAAATGATCGTCAATCGCAACCTCTTTGGCGAGACGTTTGCCGTTGGAACGGTTGGCCCCAAGTTCGCTGAACTGTGGCCAATGAACCCGCTTGACATGGTGATTAAGCCAAGCACCTACGGCATACCATTGGCCTATTGCCATGAGAAGAACAGCAAGGAACAGTATTTCGCCGTTGACCGGATCACGGGCCGGAGCGATGTGTTCTTTCTCAAGATGTATAATCCTAACGACTATTGGCGCGGGCAATCGCCCCTCATGGCTGCTGCCCTTGCCGCCGATACTCACAACGCGGGCAGCAAGTGGAACTATTCGCTGCTGCGAAACAGCGCGCGCCCGTCCGGCCTGATCCGGTTCAAGGGCGGCTATCCTGCGGGCGAGATGATTGCGCGCATGAAGGAATACTTCAAGGACGCGCTTCAAGGCGCAGACAATAGCGGATCGGTGCCGATGCTTGCAGATGATGCCGAGTTTGTGGAGATGTCCAAGACGCCCGTTGACATGGATTTCCTGAACACCATGCGTGAGACTGGCAAGTATGTCGCAAGCGCGTTCGGCGTGCCATTGCCGCTGATCGACAATGACGCCTCGACGTTCAACAACTACGAGCAGGCCAAGGAGCGGCTCTACACCGATACCGTGATTCCGATGATGCAGGAGTTTATCGGCGCGCTTGGCCACTGGATGCTGCCCGCGTATGGCGATGGCCTAGAGTTCAAGCTAGACCTTGACAGCATCCCGGCGCTGGAAGGCTTGCGCGAAAAGATGTTTGCGCGGTCCGTGCTGGCGTTTGAAAAGGGAGTGCTGACCCGTCAGGAAAGCCGGATAATGATGGGCTTCCCGGCTGAGGGTGAAGGCGAGTTCAACCCGGCAATGGCGGCAGGCATGTTTGACCTGCCAGCGGATGAACTCAAGGCGTTGGCATACGGGCTTGCTGACCTTGAGCGCAAGTAAATGGCCCGCACCCCCGCATTCATCACGCATGACCCCAAGCGCGAGGCACAGATACAATCTCGCTTGTTGGACGCGCTTGAGGCAAGGTTCCGGCGCAGGATTGCCAAGGTGCTGTCCAAGGAAGCGGCTGGCCTGCTGGCACGCTACCGTGAATTAGGCTTTGTGCCACCACCCGATAATGACGACGAGCGGGCAGTGCGTGACGTCTACATGGAAATCGGCCTGCGATCTGCGCGAGTGTTTGGCGCACGCGTGATAGGCGACGGCAAGGCGCGGGGCCATGTGCTTGAGGTCAAGTTTTCATTCGCGGAATTCTTCCGGTCGGTGGCAACGGGATGGATCAATCAAGAGGCAATCCGCAGGCGCATTACCAGCGTCACAGAAACCACACGCGCAGACATTGTAAGGCAGGTAGCAGCGGGGCAGGCTGATGGTCTAGGTGTTGACGCCATAGCGCGCAACGTCGCCAAGCGTGTGCCATCCATTAGCCGGATGCGTGGCGCGTTGATTGCCCGCACGGAAACACACGGCGCGGCAAACTATGCCATGCACGAAACCGCAAAGCAGACCGGCCTAACGCTAGTCAAGGAATGGGTCGCGGCTGAGGGCGAGCGCACGCGGCCTGACCATGCCGAGGCAAACGGGCAGACCGTGGCAATGGATGAACCGTTTATGGTCGGCGGTGAGCGGCTGATGTATCCTGGCGATTCATCGGGCAGCGCGTGGAACACCATCAGCTGCCGATGCGTATCAATTCAGCGCGTGGCCGATCCTGATTTTTAACGCTGCACAGCATAGGGTTTGCAACTTTGCAAAACTGTGCTAAGACTTTGCAAACGGCTGTCGTGAGACACCCTATTCCCTTTGATGGAGCTACCGCGCATGTCGGACGCCACCGCATACCTCGAACGCAAAGACAGCGCTGCCCCCTTTGAGGTCAAGCTGGCCCCGTTGCAGATCAAGGCTGGGGTTGAGGATGACGACTTTCTGACGATCTCAGGCTATGGCAGCGTGTTCGGAAACGAGGACATGGGCGGCGATATGGTGATGCAAGGCGCGTTCCTTGACAGCATCGCCAGCGGTCGCAAGGTTAAAATGCTGTATCAGCACGACACCGCGCAAGTCATCGGCGTGTTTGACAGCATGTCAGAGGATAGCTATGGCCTAAAGATGCAAGGCCGGATCAGCAAGAAGTTCGGCAAGGGTGCCGAGGTTGCAGAACTGATCAAGATGGGCGCGATTGAGGGCTTGTCGATTGGCTACCGCACCAAAGAATATTCCATGGATGAAGAAACAGGCCAGCGCAAGTTGACGAAGCTGGACCTGTTTGAAGTGAGCGTTGTCACGTTCCCGATGAACGAGCTGGCAAGCATCACGGGCATGAAATCAGAGAACATAACGGAGCGCGATATTGAGCGCACGTTCAAGGATATGGGCTACTCGAATCGCATGGCCAAGGTCATGGCGGGTGGCGCATGGAAGGGCCGGGACGAGGTTCTGCGGGATGCAGACAAGTCCGGTCCAGAAGTTGATCAGCGGGACGTTGATGACCTCAAAGCACTTTTGAAATCAATCACGCAAACGAAAGGGACATTGAATGTCTGACTTTGCAGAAATCAAAGGGCTGGTTGAGAAAATCAATCCCGTCCTTGTTGAGCTTCGCGGAGAGATTGACGGCTTGAAAGCAAACAAGCCAGTTGATGTCGTGACCGAAGAAAAGCACGACAAAATGGTTGAGACCATCACCGCATCAATGGCCGCAATGCAGGCCAAGCAAGCCAAGATCGAGGCCGCATTGCAGCGCCCTGGTTCGGAAGAAAAGACCGAGCGCGATAACGAAATCGAAACCAAGCACGGCCAAGCTTTCCAGTCGTATATGCGCACTGGTCAAATGCCTGCCGGGTTCAAGGTTTCGTCTGACGGTATCGAAATCAAGGCCATGTCCACGGACGTGAACCCTGACGGCGGTTACCTGGTGCGGCCTGAGTTGTCGAACACCATCATCACGCGCATCTTTGAAACGTCGCCACTTCGCGCCGTTGCCAATGTTGAGCGGACTGGTGCCAAGAGCATCGACATTCTGATTGATGATCAGGAAGCCGCTGCGCGTTGGGCTGGTGAGGGTGCATCTGGTGGTGCAACCGACACGCCGCAACTAGGCCAGAAAACTCTTACCGCGCACAAGATCGAAGCCGATCCGCGCATCACGACCGAGATGCTGGAAGACAGCTACCTCAACATCGAGGCATGGCTGTCTGGCAAGGTCGCGGACAAGTTTGCACGCACGCAAAACACCGCATTTCTTGTCGGCTCTGGCGTCGGCCAGCCGCGTGGGTTCCTGACCTACCCGGCACAGGCAACCTCCGGCACCTACGAGCGCGGCGCAATCAATCAGGTCAACATGGGTTCGGCTGCTACGCTGAACGCCGATGGCCTCATTGCCTTGCAGAACTCACTCAAGGAAGCGTATCAGCCCGCCGCCGTATTCGGGATGAAGCGCGCAACCTTTGGCGCTGCATTGAAGCTGAAGGGGTCCGATAACTACTTCTTCTCCCCCGTGCTTTTGCGTGATGGGCAAGCCACCATGCAGCTTCTGGGCAAGTCGGTTGTGTTCATGGATGACATGCCCGCAGTCGGTGCCAATGCTCTGGCAGTCGTCTATGCCGACTTCGGGACGGCCTATACGATCCTTGACCGTGTGGGCGTGCAGGTTCTGCGCGATCCATTCACCAACAAAGGTTTCATTACCTACTACACAACCCAGCGTGTGGGCGGCGATGTAACCTCATTTGATGCGATCAGCATCGGAAAGGTAGCTAAATAATGGCACAGTTTGACACACGCAATGACGCGGAATATGGCCTTGCTCTTGGCGCTGTTCTGTCCGGCACCGCAAAGGCATCCGGCGCATGGATCGACATGCAAGGATGGGAGTCGGTCACGTTTGCCGTCGCTACTGGCGTTGTAACCGATGCAGGCACGGCTTCGGGGTTCGCATTCCAGATGGAAGAGAGCGACACCACGGCGGCGGCTGATGCGACTGCGGTTGCTGATGGCGATCTGATCGGGCTGGAATCGGCGCTGACTGTTACGGCAGACACCGACGACAACAAGTTGATCGGTTCCATCGGCTATCGCGGCGGCAAACGTTACGTTCGCATGACGGCCACAGGCACAACCGGCACAGATGCAGCCGTGAGTGTGACTGCGATCAAGCGTATGGGCGCGGTAATGGGCGTTGCGTCGATTGACGCAGGCACCGCCGCAACCTGATCTTAGCGAGGGGCTGGCCACGGCTGGCCCCTTTCATAAGGACAGGAAACCCCATGACAGAAGTAAAGATGATCCGAACGGTGCCAATATCCTTAGACGGATTGCGCACTGAGACGTGGCACGCCGGATCGGTCCAGCGCGCGCCTGATGACTTGCTGCTGATCCTGATTGACCTTGGCGCGGTTGAGATTATCGAAAACAAGGCGCTAGCGGGCGCACCTGAAAACAAAAGGCGGCGCAAGTGAGATACAATCGCAAATCCGCCTACGTCACGGCATCGGATGACAGCCCTGCAATTAGCACGGCGCTGATGAAGTCGTTTCTGCGCGTGGATGGGGCTGGCGACGATGACATCATCACGGCCTATGTCACAAGCGCGACTGAGGCGGTGAAGCAATACACCCGCACGGCGCTGCTGACTGAAACATTCGTGTTCAAGGCCGATGGCTTTGTGCAGGGCGGCGGTGACGACAGGTTGCTTGCGTTGGGGCCAGGCGTTCACACCGGATCGCGGCCCTATATTCTGGGCGGCGGTGATACGTTTGATGTAGCATTCCCGCCGCTGCAATCCGTCACAAGCGTTGTGACCTTTGATCGTGGCAACAACGCGCGCACGTTTGACAGCGCGGGCTATCGTGTAGACCTGCAAAGCGGGCGCATCTACCTTAACGAGGGCGTGACCTTCCCGACCGACATGCGCGCCCAAGACGCGGTGCAGATCACCTATGTCGCGGGGTATGGATCGGCCAGCATCCCCGCGCCGATCCTTGAGGCTATCCGCATGTATGTTACCCAGCTTTATGACGGGTGCGCAGGCATGACTGATGAAGCGCGGCGGATGCTGGCACCCTATCGGCGCATGGATGAACTGGCGTGGTAGGCTGTTGTTCCAAATACAACGCGCGGATGCTTAGGGAGCCAATTGTGTTTCAGCGCATGGCGCGCACAGGCGACGGCGCGGGCGGCTTCACTGAGGGCTGGGCGGCTATCACTGGCGCACCCACGCGGGGAATGGTCACGGCGCTATCCGGCAGTGAGCGGTTCCAATCGCAGCGCACTGAGGCCACGGCGTCGCACAAGATTGTGGTGCGCTACAACGCGGGGCTGACCACTGTTGATCGTGCCGTTATTCGCGGTCGGGCGTATCAGGTGCGGTTTATCAACAACGTGGATTTTGACGATAAGTGGCTGGAAATCAGCGCGGAAGTCGGGGTTGCGGTATGAGCCTAGAGCTAAAGATTGAAGGCATGGCCGAACTGCAGGCCGCGTTGCGCAAGGCCAGCGCAGAGGCGCAAGAGGCGGTCGGGGTTGCGGTGATAGGCACGGCTATGGAATTGCGCGGCGATATTGTGAAGCGCATTCAGGGCGGGCCTGCGTCCGGCGCGGTTTATACAAGAGGCGGCGTGTCGCATCAAGCATCCGCACCCGGCGAGGCACCCGCGAGCGACACAGGGCGGCTGGCGGGCAGTATCACGTTCGACAAAACTGGCCCTATGTCCGCAACGGTTGGCAGTGATCTAGTCTATGCGGCGGCGCTAGAGTTTGGCTTTGACTTCGGCGGCGGCAGAGTGATTGACCCTCGCCCCGCATGGGTTCCCGCGATTGAAAAAATCACGCCAAAATATATTGCCAGACTGGAAAAGGCTTTGGGGGGATCGCTCAAATGACAGCACCTAAATGGGGCGATCTTCGCCAAGCGCTATACACGCGGCTCAATGCGCAGCTAACGGCTGACGTGTGGTCGCCAAAAGCACCGCAAAATTCAGAGGGCGAAATCAACACTCCGTTTCCCTATGTCGTGATTGTTCAGGCTACGGAATCGCCATTCAACACGTCCGGCACGCGCGGATCTCAATTCGTGGTGCAGATTGACGGATACGCGAGATCAACAGCGGGCCAATCAAGTGAACAGGCTATTGCGGCGCTATCCTCGCAAGTTCGGGACGCGCTGGAATGGTACGAGATTACAGGCACTGGCATTGTGTGGGTGGACACGGAGTTTGAAACCATGTCTCTTGGCTGGTCTGATGACGGAAAAACGCGGCGTTTTGTTTCGCTCTACCGCGTGACGCTGGACGAAGTAGCATAGCACTTTGCAACTTTGCAAAACCGTGATATGAGTTTGCAAAGATTAACCCTAAAAGGATCTAACCCATGGCAGCTTCAAACGGTCGCGCTGTACTCATTGCAATCGGAACCACCAGCCTTGCAGACGAGTTGCGCACAAAAACGGTATCCTTCGCGGGTGAACTGGTGGACGTAACGGCTGATGGTGACAGCGGGTGGATGACCACGATGGACGCCACGTTCAACAGCCAAATGGTCACGATTGCGCTCGACGGCGTTTTGAAGGCCGTCACGCTTTCCGACATGGCATTCACGGGCACGCAAGAAACTATGACGATTACAATTGGCGGGCTGTTCACACTGGATGGCGACTTCCAATTCCAATCCGGCTTTCAGATCGGCGCGCCATACAACGGCGAGACAACATTCTCCGGCACGCTGCAATCTGTCGGCGTCATTACTAAAGCGCCCGTGTAAATGAGCGTTTTCCGAGAACAGTCGTTCGATTATCATGGGGCAAGCCTTACATTTATTCCCTCTCTGGCATTGCTAAAGCGCATCAAGGTGCGCGGGATTAACAATGTTATGCTTGCAAACAAGTGTATAAACGGCGGCGTTGATCTTGAGGATCTGGCCGCAGTGCACTTTGAAATGGTCCGAGCAGCTGGCGGGACGTGCACAGAAGATGAAAGCTACGGCTTTCTGACCGGCGGCGATCAGGCCGAAATCTTCAGCTTTCAACAGGCGTATATTTCATCCGTGCTGCCGAGCGTGGACTTTGGAAAAAAGCCAGAGGGCCAAAAGGCGCAGCCCGCGAAGAAGAAGCGCAAGGCGAACCTGAAGACCACGACATAAACACGCTTTACTGCGTTTGTCGGGGCTGGGGTATATCGCCGGGTGATATATGGGGGATGACCATTTCAGAAATCTTGCACGAGTTTGAGTGGAAGCGACCGCACCAGAAAACAGACTACGCGGGCGGAATGAGCGAACACGAACTGGACGCGATAAAGGCAGACAGCGCAGCCTTACGCGCGGAAATGGAAGCGAAAAAGCATGGCACTGCCACCACTTCTAGTTAAGATCAACGGCGATTCTAGCGGTCTGGATAGCGCGCTGGGCAAGGCGGGCAAATCCCTCAAGAACCTTGGAGTGATCGCGGGGGCGGCTGCGGTTGCCGTTGTCGGTGGGCTTGCCGCGATGACAGCGGCGGGCCTGCGCAACGTAGACACAAACGTAAAGCTGGCGCGGTCGATGGACGGCACCGTAAACGCGCTGACCGCTGTGCAGATTGCGGCGGGCTATGCGGGTGTTTCCGTGGGCGAGGCGAACACCTCAATGCAGACGCTCAACCGAGAACTGGCAAGCGCGAATGAGGCGGGTTCACCAGCGGCTAAGGCGCTTGATCGTCTGGGCATGTCGGCCGCAGCTCTAAGCGCGCTTGATACAGACGACCGTATGGCGTCAATCGCTGACCGCGTTAAGGAGTTGGGACTGTCTTCGTCGCAAGCGTCCGACATTCTGCGGGATCTTGGCGTGCGGTCGCGGAACATGGCGCTACTGATGATCCAAGGCGGGGACGCTATCCGTTCCGCGCGTGAGGAAGTCACGGCGTTTGGCCTTGAATTGACCGATGCGCAAACGGCTGGCATTGAAAGCGCAAACGATGCGGTTGCGCGCATGTCATTGGTTTTTCAGGGCTTGTCGCAAATGCTGGCGGCAGAGGTCGCGCCCGTGCTTCAGGTCATGGCAGATCGGTTCAACGCTATTGCCAGTTCGGAAGCTACACAGGAGGCAATCCAGCGGGTTGTTGCCGCGTTTGGACAGCTTTCGGAAATCATATTATCAGAGGACTTCATGGGCGCTGCGGCGTCTGGCCTTACTATGATTGCGGGCGCGGCGGCTGGACTGGCGGAGGGCATGGTTTATCTTTCGCAGAACGTTGAGGCCGTGACCATTGTTGCGGGTGGCCTTGCTATCGCAATGGCCGCTTTGGGCGGGCCTGTCACCATTGTTGCAGCACTTCTGGGCGTGGCGCTGATTGCGCTATCGAAGTGGCGCGGCGTAGCGGACGATTCATCTGTTGGCAGCTACAACGCAGCCGCAGGGACCGATGCACTCAATGCGGCGCTTGGTGTGTTCCACACAACTGCCGCGCCTTCTGCTGGCAAAGCTGCCATTGATCTCGCCAATAACAACCACAAGTTGGCCGCATCCGCATATGAAGCGGCCAAGGCTGAAATTGCCAAGGCAAAAGCACAAGTGGCGACTGTCCGGTCTAACGTTGAGGGCATGGGCGGGATGTTGACGATGGAGGCCGAGGCGCGGCTATCTGCAATCGAAGCATCTAAAATGCGAGATATGATCCAAGCTGAAAAGGCACTAGCTCAAGCCATACGTGACCGCAAGGTAGCGGCTAACGCTGTGACCGGCGCTGACTTCTCAACGGTTACGAACCCACTGCCAGAAAAGATAACTATTGACGGGCTACCAACGGTAGGCACATGCGGCGGCGGCCCGACCGCTGGCGTAGGTAGCGCGGGCGCTGTCACAAACGAAATGCAGGCGCGCCTCGACGCATTGACGCAAGGCATGATGACCGAAGCCGAGACTGTACAGGAATGGTATGAGGCGGGCGATGAAACATTGCGGGCGGCACTTGACGCGGAGTTGATTACGCGCGCGGAATATGACGAGCAAAAGCTGCGACTTGAGGCCGAACATCAAGAAAAGCTTGGCAAGATCAAGGGCCAAGAAATGGAAGTCACAAAAAACGTGCTTGATCGGGTGGCGGGCCTTATGCAGGTAAGCAATGCCAAGCTGTTTAAGATCGGGCAGGCGGCGGCAATTGCACGGGCGACCATAACCGGAATTGAAGCGGCCGTGGAAAGCTATAAGTGGGGGGCAGCACGCGGTGGCCCTGTTCTTGGCGCGGCTCTTGCGGCGGTATCGCTTGCGCAAACGGGCGCGATGATATCCAAAATTGCCAGTCAATCCCCAAGCGGCTCCGGCGGCGGCGGCGGTGGGGGCGGCGGCAGTGCAGGTGGCGCATCGGCGGCAACAGCGCCACCACAAGCCCCGCTAGAGGCGCGCGTGACAGGCTTCGGCCCTAATGACCTGTTCAATGGTGGGGTCGTTACAAGCCTGTTTAACAAGCTGCAAGACGAAGCAGGGGACCGTGGCCTAAGAGTGAGTTTTGCGACATGAGCATTTATATCAGCCCCGGCTTGGCATCGACGCTATCCACGGCAGGCACGTCAAACAACCCCGTTATTGCGTGGGACAATCTGGCATCTGGAAAATCCCCAACGGGTGTTGGCACGGCGGTTCAGTCGCGCGCGTTTGCGGTCACAGGCACAACGTATGATAGGGCGGTTATAACGCCAAACGGCTCCAGTCAGGCGAGCATAGAGATAGACTTCGGCGTCAACACATCTATATCGTTTGCCTCGGTTGCGGCGCACAATATGGGCGATGTGGCTGGCGCGTTTCGCATCCAGTATAAGGTTTTGGTAGGCGATGCGTGGACTGATAGCGGGTCGGGGCCAGCGGTTCCGGCGGACAATCAGGCCGTTGCGTTTTACTTCGCTGCGGTGTCGGCGCGGTATTGGCGGATATACGCCACCACAGTCACGGCGAACCTTGAAATCGGCGTGTTCTTTTTGGGCAATCCCGTCACGCTGCCCCGCACTATCTATCAGGGGTACGCGCCGCCAATCACGGCCAACGTGGTCGATCTGCAATCGCGGGTGTCAGAGGGCGGTAACCTGCTCGGATCGTCTGTGGTGCGCAAGGGATCGACGGCGGCGGCATCCCTAACGCTGGTAGAAGATGGCTATCTGCGCGCGGATGCTTGGAAGGCGTTTCAGCGTCACTTCAACACGGGCGGCGGGTTCTTCTGGGCATGGCGACCAACAAAATACGGCGATCTGTTTTACGCTTGGCGGTCGGGCGGCGTGATTGCCCCAAGCAACACCGGACCCAAAGCGCGAATGGCGTTTGATATGTCTATGAGGTTTTACGATGACGCTTAGCCTTGAGCCGCTGCAAATTGTAGAAATCGACATCGACTATTGTGATCTGGTCTACGGCACAGGCGCTTGCACCGCTGTTCTCGGAACGGACGGCGCGGCGAAGTGCTTTAACACATTCAAGACGTGCCAAGACAAGCCGAATTTTGCCAAGGGGACAAAGACAATCCGCTTTGCAATGAACCAAAGCGGCATACCCGGCGGCGTGCTAGTTTACCCTGCTATGTCGGGTCCGGTCACTACCAACCCCGCAACAATCAACCTTGGCGGGTCTGATAACCGCACGGGCGCGCTGGGCAAACGCGCGCGGGTCACGATCAACTTGCAGGACTTTCTCGACAGCGACCTGTTGCTGGATAAATACCAGTCAGGGCGCAAGAGCGGTGCAGCACTGGCCAGCGGCGTAGGTTATGACCCATACGGTCGCGGTACGTTCTTTGGGCGACTACGGGCGCGGTTTCCGTACTATGTGGGTCGGGCGCTGCGGGTCAAGGAGGGCTATGTCGGGCAGGCATTGGCCAGCATGGTCACGCGCAACTACATCATTGATGAATGGGACGGGCCGGACATTAACGGGCGCGTCACAATCATTGCAAAGGACGTGCTGGACCTTGCGGACAATAAAAAGGCGCTGGCACCTGCGGCAAGCCAAGGCAAGCTGGGAGCGGACATCACTGATGCGTATCTCGGCACGGTAACGCTCACCCCGCCTACCGTTGGCGATGATTACGCGGCCAGCGGCAAGGCGTCGATCGGCAGCGAGGTGGTCACATTCACGCGGGCGGGCGATGTTGTCACGCTAACAGGGCGCGGGCTAAACGGTTCCGATGTTGCCAGCCATTCCGAGGACGATCTGTTTCAACAGTGCTATGTTGTCGAAGGCCAGACGATCCCCGATGTTGTTGCGGACTTGCTAGAGAATTACGCAAACATTGATCCTTCATGGCTGGACACGTCAAACTGGGATACTGAGGCAGGCCGATGGCTTGCTGGTTTTGACATGAACGCTGTAATCACGAAGCCCACGGGCGTGTTGAGCCTTATCACGGAACTGTGCGAGTTTGGCGTGGTGTTCTGGTGGGATGACGTGGCCCAGCTTATCCGCATGCGTGCAAACCGACCCGCTGACTTTACCGAAACAATCCCAGATATCACGGACCGTGCATCTATTATTGAGGGCAGTCTTGGGAATAAAGACTTGACCGAAGCGCGCATTAGCCGCGTTTTGTTTTGGCACGGGCAGATTGACGTTGCCGGATCGGCAACGGGCGGCGCTAATTTCCGGCGCGTGTTTGTTCCGATCGACGCCAGTAGCGAGGGGCCGAACGAATACAATCAGGTATCGGCGTTTGAGGTGTTTAGTCGATGGCTTGGCACTGGCGATGACAGTGTTGCTGGCGCGGTGGCGACCCGACTGCAAAACAGATACCGCGACATCCCAAAGGAGATCCAGTTTGACGTTGATGTGAAGGACCGCGACTTAGTGAAGTTGGCGGCGCTTATCAGGTTGGACACGCGCGCACTGCAATCTGGTGACGGGTCAAGCCTGCCCACGGTGATGCAGATCACGTCTGTTGATGAAGTCAATTCAGGGTCGAAATTGCGGATCAACGCGCGCACGTTTGAGTTTCCGGGCCGCTATGGTTTCGTAACTGAAGACGCGCGCCCAAATTATGATGCATCCAGCGCGGCGCAGAAAGCTAAGGGCACTTACATTGTGGGGGTTTCTAGTGTATTCTCCGACGGGACTGGACCCTATATAATGTTTTGAGGCGGATACATGGCAACTTATAGAACAATCTCCGCGAGCGAGACAGACGCAGATAGCCCCGTGACGGCTACACTGGTATCAGCATTGGCGGAAAACCCTACGGCGATTGCTGAAGGTGCGGATGGAGCGCTTCGTAATTATGGGCTTTCGATGGTTCCTGACAGTAAAGTAATTGACGACGGAAAAGTCCTGAGCGTTACAGCTGCCAATACCTACCTATTAGCAACAATATTCGGCGTGTTTGGATTTGACTTGATCAGCATTACCACTTCCACGACAAGTGGAAGTGATGTGGTTGCATTTAGATACACATCACTTGGTTATATTGTTGGAACTTTAAGGTTTAATGCAGGTCAGCTTGGCACTGGAGATTTTACATCAACACTAAGCCTATTTAAGAACAACTCGCTTGTGACTTCATTTAGCGGGGTTGGGTCACGGTCTGTTGATTTATCTTTTGCGGCTGGTGACGTTGTTGAGTGGAGGCACAGAAGAACTTCTGGCAGCGGGACATCAATCATAGGTGGGTTTGGACTCCGAGCATCTGACAACTATACGAGAATTGGCGCATTGATCCGAATGAGCGACCTATGACCTATCCCATGTGGAATTCAGACAAGACCGGAATACTGGTTGATAATGGTCAAGGGGGGGTTGCCTTCCTTGAGCGTGGTCCAGAGTTTGAATCGCTAAAAATTTCAGCGTCCGATTGGTCTGGGCACCCCGTTAAATCTCTAAGCAAAGAAGAGATTGCTGTACAGTTGGAACAGTCCCGTGCGGATATGAGGTGCAGCCCGGCGCAAATGAGGCTGGCACTTCTAGCGGCTGGATTGCTGGATCAGGTGCAGGCGATTGCAGGCGGCAACCCAGAGGCGTCAATCGTTTGGGAATACGCGACGGTAATCACGCGCAACAGCCCGCTGATTGCATCGCTTGGCGGGGATAACGGGTTCGCGCCGGAAGAAATTGACGCACTGTTTATTGCGGCTATGAAGGTGACAACATGAGCGATAGAGAAGAGCAGTTGAAGCGCGACATTCGGGATCTGCAAACCAAGCTCGCTGCCAAGCCAGTTGTCGCGGATCAAAGCGGCTCGCAAATAGTTTACCGCCCATGCAAAATTCAGGCTGCGCGAATAGCAGAACTTGAGGCCATCATCTCAATCATGGAGCGTGAATGCCAAGCCCTGTAATCTCTAATCAAATGGTTTTGGGGTACGTTTTGCGACGGCTCGAATACTGCCTGACGTTCAGGCGCAACAACGAGCGGACAATCCGCGCCAAATACAGAATGGAGTGCAGTCCTATGTCTAAAGTTGATACAGGCCGCATTGACTGGCCTCGCAAAAATGACGGCAAAATCACCATTAACTTCGTGGATAACGCGGGAGATCCGATTAGCGTATCAAAGTCAAACGAAATCACTTTCGTTCTGGCTCAGTCATTCGGCGGGGCTGCCGTATTCACAAAGACGATGACTAGCGGCGCGATTACGCTTGCAACAAATAGCCAAGGTTTTATCATTGTCACCGACACAGAAACCGACATCGCCCGCAAAAGCTACTATTACG